TGTGAAGGTATAGGTAACAGGTGAGCCACCACCAATGGGGGTGTGAGTATAGTACCAATTAGCTTTAACCTTGGCAGTAACTATACCTGCACGGTGGGATGGGTTACTGCTCGGTGAGTTAGTGCTGTCATGCCAATAGTAATGTGAGGTGCCATTGCCAAGGAGTATTAAACCTCGGTTGATATTCACACCATCCTCATAGTAACCATATCCGTCAAAGGCTGTATCAGTCATAGTAGCCTGCAGTACATAGCTTGAACCAATCAAGCTGTAGGTCCTGTACTCAATGAATACATACTCATACTGATCCGTGATGAATTGGTTGGTACTGTAGTTGTTACCGGTAAACCTATGCAGCAGGAACTCCCTGATGTATGGGCTGATGTTGTAGGCAGTATCGGTGTTGTTACTTGCAGGGATACCCTTGCTCAAGGTATACGTTGGGGTAGTAGGCTGTGTGCCTGTGTAGTACCATATATCAATCTCAATCTTACTACCTGACTGAAACGTATTATTTACTTGCACCACATGAGGGCTACGTGCGTTTATTGGCATTTACTCTATTTATTATGTCATCTAATGCTTGGGTTGTCATCTTCTCGGCATCCAATCCGTACTTACTTATTAACTCATCAGGCAGCTTTTTGTATGCCCCCTCCAATGCCTTAGTAAAAAACAAGCTCCGTTTAATACCCCTCCTGTATATGCTACGGGCAATCAGGAACTGCAGGCTCTTCCGTGGGATGAACTTACCCTGCTTATCCTTGGGTGCCAATCCCTTCTGCACTATCCACTTATCTAACTTAGATGGTGGTGGCATTTTATTCTTGAAGCTGTACGGAGAACCAAAGCCCCTCCATACACCATTCACCCCTTTATCCTGGAACGCTGCATAGCTCTCCATGTCAAAGTAGATACCAATGCTGTTAGGCATTGCCTTCACCTCAGCATCAATGGACCTGTACAGCTTACCGCTTGCATTCTTACCACTACGGGTTAGGTTGGCACGGGCTTGCTTGACAACATGGTCCCTAAATTTCTTGAGCTCCTTGTATGTCTCCTGTTGGTCCATTAGCAGATGGTCATATCATTAGGGCAGATGATATCCAAGGTCATAGCCCACCCTACCAGGTCATTCTCAAACCTCTCACTAAATGGCTCACAGCTCGGTGTGTTCTCCACATGGAAGTTAAGGTCATGCAGAGCACCATGCAGTAGCATCTGATATGCTCGGTTGAGTATCTGCAGGGTGCTGTTGAGTGCATCATTGGTATTGTCCTTGGTCTCCCATTTCGTGTCATCCTCCACCTTTACCTTATCCACAATGTCCATGCAGAAGATAGTCAAGGTGAACCGTTGGATGTTGGACTCAAACTGTGCCTGTGTTACCATGGTATGCACCAATGGGAAGATGGTTTGCTTGGCAACATCCACATCAAAGATATCACCATTGGTTACAGTGTTAACCAAGGCATCTGCATCGAAGTGATCCTTGAGTGCTTTTACAAGTGTATAGTATCCTGTCATTTTATTTTATTTATTCGTTGTATTTCTCTTTGCTCGATTTCCGTTTTTTGTTTCTCGAATGTGAGATAGGTGAGACATTTATGTAGTCCATATCCGGTAACTTCATCATACTTGGATATATCTCCCTTAGCCACTGCATAGATTGAAGAATACCATCCCCATTGTTTGTTGAATTGGCCCCTCTCCGAGAAGTCCTCTTTGTCCCTATCTTCTTCACCTCCGTCTCCAAAAAGGACAGGGTACTGTCTAATAATTCGCTCCCTAAATCGTAAAAAAAAACCCTGCTTGAAATAGCTATCTCCATCGGCATATACTTCATGAGCTCATGGTACTCCTCTCCTGCTGTGTATGGAGCTATCTCATACTTGTCCTTCCGTGTGTTAATGATGGGCCTGTACATCACAGCCATTGCCTTGTGGTAATCATCCCAATTATTGAGGTGATGCTCAAGGTCAATGTACTCACCCCATGATATCTCTTCCAGGTTAGGGATGAAACCGAACTCCATGTCCTTGAGCTTGAACCTGTGGTAGAACTTAGGAGGCTCATTGAATATCTTATTGAAGTGCTCAATCAATTCATTCAGGTCAGTGAGCTTAATCTTCACCACCTCCTTGAGGTCAAGGCCACAGAATATCTCAATCATCTTCTGTGCAATGAACTCCTCATCGGTGCTCTCTGCCTGCATCTTTAGGAACCGTTGGTAGTTTTTCAACGGTATCTCCCCCATGTTACTTGGTATCGTTATCTCTGCTTTCATTCTTAATGTAATTGTAACAAGCCACAAGCATCTCAAGGTGCACTGGAAACCGCTGTATGTTGTTGAACTCTATCTGCACCCTACGTCCTTTCTTCTCAAGGATGAAAGCCTCAACCACTTTTATCATCTCGTACATATCAACGGTAGCCATACCTTAATAACTCATTTAGTTGTCATGTGTTTACCCTGTTTTTAATCTATTGTTATTCAGTTATTTATATCACTTTACTTGAAGCTTTACTTTAAGTCTTTTTTATTTTATATAGTATTTTCCTTTGTTTGGGTTTTCGAGCTGGTAAGAAATAGAGTATCTAATAGCATCAATAGCATGGTTGTACTTATCAATGGGGGTCTTACTCTTCTGCGATAACCAACAGTAATTATTCAGCTCCTTAACCAAGTCAACACTCCCCTCATCAATCACCATGTCATAGTCCTGCAGGAGGGCTATCCCATAGCTCACGGAGTCAGGTCCTTTGATGGCAGGAACCACATTGCACCCCATTGCATTGAGCTCGGTAATGAGACGGGGCTCTGCACTATCTGCCACAATGAGTGAACTCCCTGCTCTGCTCTTGTTGATGTCAGCAATCATGGAGGTGGTGAGTCCTTTCTCATACAGGTGGAGTCTTACATAGATCACCTTGTTGCTTGTGTCGATGGATGTCTCTACCAATGTGGTGGGGTCTTGGCTGAACCCGTAATCCTGACCATAGACCGATGGACTTACCTCGGTGAACTTACCTAACCTCCAATTGTTGAAGATAACTCCCTCCGCTTTGTCTAACCATCCACCAAGGATGCTGTGGTTGTACTTTTCGGGTCTCCGTTCCTTCATGATGGCTACCTCATCCAGGAAGGACTGAGGCAGGTTGGTGATGTTATCAAGGTAGGTGGTATGGATGTAGCAGGTATCTCCATGCTCGGTGTTGGTACCGGGACTGATGCCCTTATCCTCAAAGAATTTACCGTATATCCAATGCTCCTTAGTGGCAGGGTTGAGTATAAGGACCACCCTGTTCTGTTGCTTAGGGCTACGGATGGACAGGTTAATCTTATCAAAGGTATTCTCATCGGTTAGCTCCTCTGCCTCATCCACTATCCATGTGGTGATACCTTGTAGAGATTTTAGGTTTGCCGTTTGGTCACCGCTTGAGGTCCTGATACCTCTAAAGATTATCTCACTACCTGTGGTCTTGTTGACTATCTCGGACTTGGTTATCTCAAAGTGCTCCTCCAATCCCATGAGCTCTATCTTCTCCTTGAACTCGGGGATAATGGATATATGTGCTGAGGTCATGGTCTGCCTTGTGAACAGTATCTTGTGGCCATGCTCAAATGACAGCAGGCACACCCATGCAGCTACACTAAAAGACTTGGAACTACCCCTCCCTCCTGTAATTACAAAGTACCTACAATCGGAGGTGTACAGGGGCTTGTACTTCTCACTCGCCTTGATCATTGAACTCAATTACATCACGGATGCTGAAGCTATTGATATCCACCTTGGTCTCCTGCTCGACCCTTTGAACAGGCATACCTAATCGGTAGTTGAGCCACAGCTTGATGGCGGCAGTATCTCCCTCAAGTACCTTGTGGTATAGGGCATTGAGTACCTGTTCACAGGGTGCCACCTTATCCATCTGCTGAGCAAGGGCTATTTCAGCTGCCTTGGGTTTCCTCCCTGCACCTGGTCTCCTTCCTCCGTTCTGTTTTACAATTTCCTCCATGTTCAAAAAAAGTGATTATTCAGCAGGCACAACATAGGCCTCATATA